AGGGCGAGAAGCAACACAATCACCCAGACGCCTTGTTTGACGCGCTCCGGGATTGGATGAACGAAGCTCTCGATCACCCAGATTGCCAGATAGATGATGCCGGCCAGAACGATGAGGCCGATGAGAAACCAAAGCACGGATATAGCTATACTGACCATCGCAGCCTCCTATTCACCTAAGCCCCTTCGTGACTGTCCACATCGCGACCACCGCGATGATGATGCCGGAAACAAAGCTGAACGCATTTCTTACGACTTCATAGCCCTGTGATTTTCCTGTGCTGAGCGTCAACGCCGCTTGCGTCGTTTCCTTGTAGTTTTGAAACTCTGTCCTCGGCACGGCCTCTTGGATCGCCAATTCAGTGCGTGTTTTCCATCGCCGATCCTCATCGAGGTATCGCTCCCAGATCTCCCGGCTTATGTAGGTTTCCTGCGTCTTAGCAATGCGCGCCTGCTCGCCGTTCAAGCCTTCCAGGCGCCGTTCGTATTCCTTCGCTTGCAGCTCGAGCGCGATGGCTCGTGCGTTCACGTAATCATGAAACGCCTTGACATCCTTTTTTCTCAATTCCTCGGCGGCCCTCAGTTGGGCCTCGAAAAACTCTTTGAGCGTAATATCCGACATGGTTTATCTATTTTTAATCAGAATATCGATATCGGTTTGCAACCGGACAACGCGATCAATCAGATTTGTCAACCGTTCCTCATTTCTAATGATTACCTGACTGCCGTGTTTCATCGCTTCGCCGTATACGTCCAGTTTCGCTTCGTGAACGGCGACCCGTTTCTCTAGAGAGGTGACACGGTTGTCGAGCCGTACAGCAAAAATCACGATGGCAACGGCTTGCGTCAGCAGAAAAACCCATACTGTTCCGGGTATCGTCTTAAGCACCCCCGCAACGCCATTGCCATTTTGGGTCACCTTAGTCAGGCTTCTTCTTTTGCCGCACGGCTTCGTTGGTTGCGTTGATGATGTCAAGCACCAGATTATACCGCAAATCTTCCGTGAACCGCTCTTTCACAATGTCACTACCAAACCCGGTGACGTTCTCCTCAATCCATGCATTCAAGACTCCAAGTCCGGCGTCCATTTCCCTCTGAGTTGCCATCAGTAGAACTCCACCGGGACGCCCTTCACTGTCACAGACGACCTGCGGCTCGAGGTGCCAGCGCAGGCTTGCTCCACGATGGCGCTGACCACCTGGGCAATCTGTACGCCGGTGAGAATTGCCGGATGGACGCCTGCAAACATGGCGCCGATCACGGAGAGAATGCTGTTGGCTGTGGGGATGACGACGCCCGCCGTGGCACAACCTGCCTTGACGCCCGTCTGGATCGCCGTGATGACGGCAGCAACCTTAGCCGCGGTGTCGTCAATCTGCTGCTGCGTACAACTAGCGACGACTGCGGCGGCTCCGGCGCCGACCATTGCCATGCTCAGGTTTCGCCTTGTCGGTGACATTTGATGTTCTCCTGTTTGCGTTTCGTAGGATGGCTTCAATCTCAGCAACAGCCTGTTGGATTTCTGGTATGGCAGGCTGCACTTCCCCAAGCAGCCGATTGAACAGTTGGATTAGCTCTGGATGCTTCGCAGCAACCCCGAGCAGTGGGAGATATTTCAGGTATTCGAACATTGTTTAATCCACATCATTGATGCCCAAGTCTCTCGCCAACTTACTTGCCGGGTCGTTAGTCACGGGCACGGTTTCTTTCGGCCCATTCCACCAGTCCATCAAGATGCGCCAGTACGTCCGCGGCTTGTCGCCGCGCCGATCTTCGATGTTCTCAGAAATGGCGAGGTCATCGGTACGTAACCATCTCCAGAACCGCCAGTTCATGGTGCATGAGAAGGCGGCGCCACCTTCGCACCGGTCGCACTGCTTACAGTCGGGAGATTCTGCCGGACAACTACCTTGTCCAACACCGGCTTGGTGTTCCATTTGACATAGAAGCCCCATAGAGCCGGAAGAAGGATGGCGACAAAGCCAATCAGTGCCTCCCATTGGGTTTCATTGGCCCAACCCTTGCCGGTGATATAGCCGCCAACGGCGATCAACACGTAGCGGATAAGCTGGAAGATCGTGTCAGCATTCATTTCGGTTTCCTCAATGTGACGCTGCAGCGGTCGTCGGTGTTAAGCCGAAGCGCGCGAGCTCCTCCGGGAGATAGGTCGGCCACGCGGCCCGTCCACAGTGCCGGCCCAAAATCAACCGCCCGAAATTCCATCTGCTGGCCCTTCGCCTCGACCACGACGGGCTGGTTGCGCAATGTCTCATAGAGTTCACGCGGCCAGCGGCAGGCGATGTATGGCTTTGCAGGGTTGAGCCGACGACCGAGGCCACCGGAGCCAGGCAGCAGATAGTCTCCCAGGCCGTACTTGCGCATTTGGGCTTCATTCGCGAACAGCGCGAGCCCTTCGTCCGCACTCATGCCTGTATCAAGCGGCCCGCCGAACGTAGACATTCGGCCATCGACCGAGAACAGGACGCCAGCCGGTGGGGGCGTCACTGGTACCGCGCCGATGTTCCACGGGGTCGAGTCGTCGTACAGTGACGGATCGCCCATCACCGAAACGTGGATGTGATGAGCGTGGGCGTTGGAGCCGGAATACCGCCGCGTCTCCCACGGAGACACCTTCGAACTGAAAATCCGGCCATTGCTGATTGCATATTTGATGCGGTGGTCGCGCCCGAGGCGGAGCCGTTCAAAGAACGCCCAACTATCAAAACCATTTGCCGGGTCGTGAGTGAAATCTCTCGCCGTAACAACGCCGTTTTCATTCGGATTGTGATCCGACGCAGTATGGGAATGCGCCTCATCCCCGATCGAGCCGTCACTGCTCTTGTCCCGGTTGGGGGCAACGGCGTTGATCTGCCCCAGCAGTACGTTGAGACTCTTAGCTACCCGCCACACCATCAGGCTTTCTCCACGTCAGCGATTGCCTGCAACGTCATTTGGTGCAGCCGCTCATTGGCCTGCATCACGAAGACCCCGCAATATATGAAAAGAACCCGCGCAGGCGCACGGACCCTCCGGTCGGCATGTCAGCGGCAGCAACATTGTCCGAACTTTGCGCTGAACCACTCATAACCAATTCGAGCGAGGAACCGCCTGCCGACGATGCCTGCAGAATTATGTCGGTATAATTGGCCTTTGTGATCCCGCGCCATTCGGTATTGCCGCCGCGCTGCACTTCGCCGCTTACCCCCGCGATGGCAAACGGCAGGCCGGTTATAAGAAAATTGCCGGCGGCGGTAGTATGCGTGAAAACGCTCGTAGCGATAACAAATGCGGCGTGAACCCACGGCCCAACCTTGACATAAGTGCCATCCTGGGAATCGTAACTTACGGACAAATCTCCCGGCGTTGCGAACGTTATCGCCGGTGTCCACAGCCCCTCAACCTGCAGGGCATCAAACTCAGCATTAAGTCGGGCGCCGATTATCTTTTGCTGACGCTGCGGGTCGTTGAGCCAGTCAAATAGACGGGCCATTAGAGGTCGCCGTAACAGGCAAAATAAATCGCATCAGGGTCGGCGTCAGGGAACCCACCAGCATCAAATTCAACGCATTTAATGGTGAACGTGCCTGCCGCCTGAGTTCTAACCTTGATGATGAATTCCGTATTAGCGTCACCGTCAATGACCGACAGCAATACAACATAATCTGCACTGGAAAAGTCATTGGCGATCGTTACAGTCCAGTCGCCAACGCTGTCCTTCACAACTCCGGTGATGTTGTAGGAGGCGGCCACCGTCCCATCCGCCGCAAACTTCGCCCACGCCTTAGCGGCACCAGGATGGAAATGCTGCCTCCCCGACGTAACAAGCTTGTCGGTCGCGGTGCCGGTCTCCTGCTCGGCCTGAGTGGCAATCATCGTCCCGCCTGCGGTGGCACCAACAACCTGACCCGTGGTTGTCAACGCAGTGGTCGTGACGCTGGTACGCAGCACCCCCGCTGTAGAAAAGCCAATTTGATCGTCGGCAATGAAGTACATACCGGCATCAGACGCGCCCGCAGTCTGACGGATGGCAGGCGAAGCCGCCGTCCCATCAGGAATAGTCAGCCTGCCAGCCATCACCGTATTGCCGGTCACGTCGAGCGTCCCAGCTACCAGCGTGTTGCCGCTCGCCGCGGCTACCGTGAATTTGTTGGTTGCAACCGCGAAGTTGCCGGACACATCGAGCGTGCCGGTCACAGTTGAGTTTCCGGTGATGACAAGGCCGCCAGAGGAAACCGTCAGTGCGCCGGACAACGTCAACGTAACGCCCGTCCCGCCCGTGATCGCCGTTGCCGTGCTGGTGAGCGTACCGACACCGCCCGCTGTGAGGCCCCACTGATCCGCCGCCGGGAAATACAGTCCGGTGTTGAGGTCGCTGACATGGGCGTAGGATGCCGACGACACCGAGCCGTCCATGGAGCTCGTGCCAAGCGCAAACGGGATGCGCGCTGTGGCGGTGGTCTGCCCATCCTTGGTGACACAGGTAGACAGGCCCGTGGCCATGCCGTCCATCTCGGCATCCATGCGCGTATCGGTGACGGGCACGACGTTGGTGTGGTCGGTGACCCAATTGTGGACGCGAACGAACGTCCCCGAGCCGTTGTAGGCCATGGCGGTTTAGTCCTATAATGTTGGAATGTGGTGGTTGCTGCAGGCAACTATTGTAGGCGTTGTTCTTTGTACCAATGCTTATTGGCAGTGGACGCCCAACCCGTACGTTGCACTTGGCTTAGGTCTAGCCTGCGCGTTCCTGCCCACAGCGATGATGTTCCGCATCCGTCATGGTCGCTGGCCCTGATGGCCAGACGTTTCCAGGGCAAGCAACCGAGCAAGCCTCGCGCGCGGGTCATAGTTGGCGATATTGGCCCGTGTTTGGGAAGCCGCAGAAGGCGCACGCTCAAGGATAGCTTGCACAAGCGCTTCAGCCTTGCGTCTGGCGAGCACATCGCCTGCCTTCTTGATGCCATAACCAAACGGAGCCGCAACTAATCCAGGCAAGCCAAACAACCCGTATGCACCGCCAGTGGTAAGCGCCGCCCCAAGCCCGCCGCCACCGCCTAAAAGCTTCCCCGTAGCTCGTAGGACGTTAGCCGGTAGCGAACCTTTCACGCCCTCCTCGACCTGAGCAAATTCCGCTTCGTTCAACCCCCGCCGCCCCTTTTTGCTCAAGAGTGTTTTGGTTTGCTGTCTCAACGCATTCTGAATGTTGCCGCCGGAATGAGCCGATCCGGCCCCAAGTTCAGCATTGTAAATCTTGTCCGCGACTCGCTCTGCGGTCTTGGCTGATGCATAATCCCCACGGGCAGCGGTAATTCTGGCACTTGCCTGTGCCGCATTGCCGGCTGCAAGGTCAGCCTGTGGGATATTGTCGATATATTTGGTTAGCTTTTCCAGAGCAACGCTAGCCGCGCGCTGCTCCTGCGGATTAGCAAAGTTACCGGCTTGCTTTTGCAACAGCTCGCGCGTGGTCTGTAAATCTTCATAAGTATGTGCCGCGCCACTTACTGGCACCCTCAGATCGTCAATGAGTGCGTTGGTTTGCGGTGCCAATCGCACATTAGCCTTAGCACGCCGCAAGTCAGCTTCAATTGAACTGGCTAAGGCGTCAACCGCCGAAGGTTTAAAAACGACCGCCGCCACCTCGGGCGATTGATAACCAGCCGTCGCACGAGCCTCAATCTGGGCTGGTTTCAGTGCGGCCGAAACCTGCTTAGGTGCCGTTGCAAGGCTGGCGCCAACTCCACCGACAACACGGCCAACCGGCCCTAATGAGGGGTTAACCGCTTCCGCAGCCTGTCCGAGGCCCTCTGAGGCAACGCCTGGGACAGCTGCTCGTCCAACCAGCCGCCCCGCGAGCGCAGGCACTTCACGGGCAACGGTAGCCGCAGCGCGCCCAGGTATTGCGGCAGGCGCAAATTCGGCCGCCGTTTGCGTGTATTTCTCGCTGCCCACCGGCTCATAGAACTTGCCGGTAACACCCTCAACACCTTGCTTTAGCTTCTCCGATGTCGGCCCTCCCATCCAGGGAACATATTTAAGAACAGACGAAACCTTCTCTTGTGGAATATCAAAGCCTGCCAGACCCGCCAACTTGCTGGCCGCTGCTGCATTCATCTCACGAATATCGCCGCTCATGCCACCAGCATAGATGCCGGCATTTGCCAACCCAACACCGGCAGCTTTGACGTGGCCGATACGACTGGCCTCTCTTGGCTGCTCAAGTTCGAAGCCGGGCGGCGGCGGTGGTATTTCGTCAATCAATTCAAATCCGGGCGGTGGGGGCGGTCTTGTCATTTGACTGGCACCCAAGCCTTGCCGTCCCACTCAACGACATCGCCGGCTTTATTCTTTGCCCGCGCACGGCCCTGAGAAGCGGTACCTTGCGATGCGGGCTGACTAGCAGAAGGCAGCCCCGGCATCCTCTCGCGAACAGCCGCCTCAACATCAACGGGGATGCCTTTGGCCATGAGGTCTTCAGCAAGAGCGCGGGCCTGCCGTTTCTGTTCGACAACCTTCGGACCGTCACCGGGCTGCGGAAAGAATGTTCTATCGTATCTATCCCATTCAAATGGCACGATAGCCGCGCCCGATTCCTTACGAAGCGCACCGGACACCCACATGAACTTTGCCGAATCGTATTGCTGCCGTTTCTCATTCTGGGCGTATGAACCGTAGCCGCCAGGAACCTTGCTTGCAAGATGACCGCCCAGATTTAACCCCTCTGTCTCAATGTCGGGGGTCAACATTTTACTAGCGCCTGTCATCCTTCCGGTAAAAATAGTGTCCTTGGATTGCGACTCGGTGAGCTTGCCGGTAGCAACATCAGCAGTATTCCCCAGAACAGTCTTTACAAAGTCATCACGCTGTTTCTTGTTCAGCCCAGGCGGAATCTCAACCGGCCCCTTGGGGCCTTGGACGGTCTGAGGTTGTCCGCCTCCACTGGCGCCGGGAACCTGCGGCAATGAAAATTGGCGGTCTGGAGCCAGGCGGGGATCATAGAGGGCGCTGACTTCCTCCCCGTTTGGCATGGTCAATTTCACGAGTTGGGGCTCCTTGGGCTTCATATACTCGGCCCACATCTTGATGCCTTCTTCCTCAAGCTTCGGGTCACCGCTAGTGACAAGTCCCCTGATGACCGCACGTGCTTGCGGGTCGATGCCGCGCGAGGGCGGCGGCTGCCGATATGATTCCGTGCGAACCGGCGTGGCTCCTGCCGGCGTCATGCCCGGAGCGGCCTGCGGCTGGCCCGGTTGAGCAAATGGTCTATTCATCTGTGCGGGTGGATAATTTTGCCCCTGCGGGTCAACAAGGTCCTGTTTTATACCCGCGTTGATGTCACCAAACGCCGACGCAACCCGTGTATGCGGCGAACCAGGACTAGGAGCTGGTATAGATGGGGGTGCAGGCGGCGGAGCATTCATTTGCACCTGTCCAGGCGCAACAGCAGCTCGCGGCAAATCGTCTTGTGTGTCGTTTAGGCCGGGAAGGTTTTGCAGGGCGGCGGTGCGCCGCTCTCGAGCAGCGCGTATTTCCTGTTCAGCCTTGGCCGTCCTGGTATCCTCCATCCCCAACTCAAGGCCAGCGAGCCCGCCTTGTAACGCCCGTGCAAGCCCCTGCCAATGTGACTGTATGGGAGCCGTGCTTGTCCCTTCTTCAAGCAGCCTTGCAAGATAGAGGTTTTTGGGCCGCACCGTTGAACGAGTGAGATAGTCCGTGATGTCAACGGCCATCATAATGCTCCATAGTCAACAGCCAGGTATCCACCGCGGACATGCACGGCCTGCGGCCTGACCCTCAATACCTCATCAGCCATGACACCGACCCGCTCACGCGCCTCCCAAATGTAACGGTACGCGTAGAGCTTGATGCCGTTCATGAGCCGGATGCCCAGGTCGCGGATGTCGCGTTTCAGGCGGCGGTCGGACATAAAGCCCATTGCCGCCGTTCCAAGGGCGCTCATCGCCGCATTGCCGCCGGGCGATGCGAGATACCTGCCACCGGCACCCAGCGCCGCACCGCCCAGCCCATACATGCCGCCCATGGCGGCGTTCTGCTGCGCCATTTGCTGCTCGTATTGCTTATTCTGCAGCGCGGCGGTGTTGTAGATGTAGTCGCCGATCGGCGTGTTACCGACCTGCCCGCCCTGATAACCCTGAACATTCGGCATGTTCGGAATGGCACCAGTTCGCAGCGCGTTGAGCTCCTGAATTGGCTGGTTGCGAGAGGTCAGCAGCTCGGACAATGCCCGACCACGGTTGGCCTGCGACATCCCAAACAAGCCTTGCTGCTCCTGCAGCCCGCGTTCGGTGACGCCAAGCCGCAGGTCGTTCTCCTGCCGGTTCAGGTTGTCCATCGCATTACGAAAAGCATCCGTGCCACGCTGAAAGCCTTGGTTGACGAGCCTATTTTCCTCGGCCTCTCGGGACTGCGTGAGCTGCGGGTTAAGCCGCTGAAACATCGCCTGCTCAACCCGCGCCCGATCGGCAGAGAAGTCGTTTGAGACATCCGGCAGGCCGGACAGGCTGAACGGCTGGCCAAGTGCTCCCGCCGCATTTGTGTTGGCCTGACCTTGTAGACCGACGCCCTGGTTATAAAGCTGCTGCTGTTCGGGCGAGAGTTGCGTGGTTTGGGTATACTGCGGGACTTGATATCTCTCACCGTTCGGCCCGGTGATGGTCTGCATACCGGACTGGTTGAACGTCGTGCTGCCGAGCGGGCCTACCTGATTGGCATTGCCAAGGATAGAATTGGCAATCGCCGTCGAGATATTGGAGCCGGTCTGTGCTTGTGCAACCTTCGTCGGGTCAGGCGGCGGCGTGGGTGTTGGTTCGTCGTCGTCCATTTTTTCTACCTTTCAGCCACCGACAGTCTTCTTTCAAAAGACCGTACATCATGGCATCTTCAAAACCGTCATAGCCACGCCTACAGACACCCTCGAGCACAAATCCCAAGTCCTCAAGCAACTTGCGCGCCTTCCTGTTCTTCTTCCCGGTCCGGGCTGAAACCCGCTTACAACCCAAGTCAATAAACGGATATGCCAATATTGCCCGCACCGTCCCCGGCAGAGCCCAGCCAGGGGCGTCAAATGCTGCAGTCAAGCTAACATCGAACCCGCTATATCTATTAAACACCACGCCACCGACCAGTACGCCGCGCCGGATCACCCCCAGCGCCGTACACGGCCCGAACGACTTGTCCCGCATTTGTGGAATACGGGAGCGGACCAGTTCGGCAACAAGTTCATCAGCACCGATCAGGATCGAGCCGACGATGACCGGACTACTCACGTTTCTCTAACGCCTTCACCAGCCGGTCCTTGGCCTTGGCGCGTTCGGGCAACTTCTTGCCTCGCGTTTCCGCATCCCAATGTGCCACCGCCTCAGCTCCACCTAATGCCCTCATGCCCTCCGGGGTGTGTGCCCACGCTGCCTGCGCCTGTGACTTGTACGGCATTACATCCAGTGGCCCCGCTCTATCATCACATCCGAGCCGTTATATGTAAGCGTCTCGCTGGAACTCACTCCGAATGCGATTGAGCCCGCCCTACCTAGCCCTGCAACAGTCTGCCAACCCAAGCTAGGCACAGTACCGCCGGCCCATTGGAACGAGTTCCATTGCCCAGCATTCCACTGCGTCCCGCCGGGTGCCGACGTGACGATCACGACAACCGGCGCCGATGAATCATAATCAACCTTGATTGTGACAGGCGGCGTAAATCCAGGCGAAGCCAGAAACAGAGGCCTAGCCTGAACAAACCGCTTGGTCTGTGGCGAGCCTAACGTTTGGTAGGCGTGCTGCATGGTGGCGGTTATGCGCGCCGTTCCATCCAACGTCCCATTGTCAAATTTATAGACCTTGCCGTCGTTGCCACCAAAATAAATGTCGTTGTTTCGGGTCGCCCAACAGCCGGCATTGATGTTGGTGAACTTGCACCAGCTCCCGGTGTTGATGTTGAGCACCGCTTGGTTCTGCGTCACTCGCTCGGCCACCGGAATGTTGACAATCAACAGGTTGCCCCGCGGATACTCCACCGGTTGCCAACCAAAGGAAGTGCCGGTGGTAAAGAACTGGCGACGGAAATACCCGGATATCTTGTCGGTAAAGGATGTCCTCCCCGCCGCTCCCTCGCTCATACCAAGGATTGAGGCCAGAGGCACGAGCCCCTGCATGGTGAGAATGCCCAGATCGGCGCCCGCCTTGATGATGCATCGTCTACCTATGACATCAGGGATCTCGTAGATACCGACCAGCGCGGAGGTCGTGGAGCTTGTCGGGTCGGTCCCAGCATAGATGACGCACTCACCCTTGCTGCTGACGAACACCGCAAAATCATCGGGGCCTGACCCGCCGTCCCGCGTCCAACTCGCCATTGCCAGGAGCTTTCCGCCCTTGCGGAACGGCGGCAGAAACTTGGTCAGCACGCCGGCGATTGCTGCCGTGCCAGCATACCAGACGTGTAGTTGGTTTTCCTCGATGAACCAGAGCCGGTTCATATGGTTTTTGACGCCGATCAGACTAGTGTTGGTCAGTCCGCTGGCGCTGATGCTCGCCGTTCCCCAGCTCGAGCCGTCATAGGTTTGGGGTGCATCTTGCCCATTCACCAAGATCAGAAATGTCCCCGCGGTGTTGACCATCGTGGCGTCTTGCCAACGCCCGTTAGTCAGAGAGGTTACCTGCGAAGTCCCAGCCCCTGCTGCAGTCACGTCATAGATGATGGTCGGGGTCGCCGCGAACAATTTGCTTGCGCTGGGTGAACGGTATTCGACAAGCGTCTCAACAAAGTTTCCGCTCAGGCCGGTAGCGTGTTCGGTGTAGCCGCCCCGCATCCGCACCGAATTAGTGTCGGGAATCCAGTTCTCCAACACGATGGCATCGGTCGGCTCCATCAGCGGCAGCGTATCTCGTGCGTTCCATCCACCAACTGGCGGCGGAAACGTCTCGACGCGCGCCGTCAGCCTGGCCCCAACCGGCTGTCGCAATCCTGGGGAGCGTAGGGCTTGGCGCATCAGGGCGTTATCGTTCCAGGCCAACTATACCTGTCGCCACTGCGCCGTTCGAGTGTCAGAACGCGCAGACCTCGATCGCGTGCGGCAGCCTTCTCGACCTCGCGTTCATACGTTGATAGTTCCTCGGCGTAATCCATGCCATGAGCCCGGAGCCATCGCCAAGTCAAATGAAGCTCAATCAACTCCTCGGATATGCGGGCCTCATCAGCATCCGTCACCCACTCCGCTTGATCGACGTTGGAAATTGCATTATTGCACCATACGTTCGTAACATATTCAAAGACAAACGTTTGTCCTGCGGTTGGTTCTGGAGTGATTTCAATGTTACCGCTGCCCGCCCGCCTCCACCAACCAGCCGTCCCGCCGGAAATGCCGCTATTGATTAATGTCTGCCATTCATTGGATGGAACGGGGCCAACTAATGGAACGCTCTCGGTCTGATTCCACAACACAACATCAGGAACAAAATGGTCAAAATCTTCAAGGTCATCCAAAGCATCAGATTGCTCAACGGTGGCCGTTGAAACAAATGATCCTTCAGTGCAAAGCACTGTCCAATCATGCCGCCGTGCCACTTCCTTCCCCGCCCGGTTGGCCAACGCGAGCCATTGCCTAGCGCCCGCATTGGAGCTGCCGATGATGGAAACTGGAATAGTGGTGTTGATAGCAGCGGCAACGTTCTGGACGATGCTAAGAAGGGACATTTTGCGCCTCCGCTACTTCCTTGGGCTTGTTCTTGCTACCCTTGGGCCGACCGCCCTTGTTCTTGGGAACATCACTCACCGCATGATATGAGGGCTCCTCAAACCCCGGCGGAAACGGTTGTTCCGCTGGTTTGCCCTGCACCAGTTTGGCCAGGTCGGCTATCTGCCGCCTCAGATCGGAAATTTCTGCTTCCTTGCGCGCAGCATCCGCCGCAATCGCCTGTGATGCTGCAGTATCCTTCGCCACCGCCAGAAATGCCTTGGCCTTGGCCCGAAGCTCACGCCCCTTATTGCCAATCTTGTTGATGTGCGTATCATTAACCTCCGCCAATTCTTCCACCGTATGAACATTGGCCGCCTTGAGGGTCATGGCCAACGACCGATCAACCTGGGGCCATTCCTCGATCGGCAGTCCATTAACAACCGGCTTGCTTTCCGAGGCTTGAAATGCCGCCCAAGCAACCGGCCATTTTCGTTTGTGTTCCTCAGTCGCAAAAACCTGATGACCTTTTGTCTGCGTGTCACCGGGTACTTCAGCCTTAAAAAACAATCTTGGCCCATAAACAGGATAGCCGGCCGCTGCGGACTTCCTCTTATCAGGCAGGGGCACTAGGCCAAACCCAACCCGCACCTTTGGATACATATCGGGGAGCCCATCCTCCCGCTCCATAACCATAACGAATTCGCCATTCATCACGCCGCCTCCTGATTTGCGTTGTACATTCTGCCCATGGTCTGCAGCAGCCCCTCGCCGTAAAGCCTAAATTTGGCGTCCGGCTGCTTTTCGACTGTCTTCCAGAAGTCGCTTGCATACTGCATCAGGACGACCGTTGTATCGAAGATCTCACCAGCACAACGCGCCTGCACAATCTGATGCTCTTTCGGATTGGCTTTGCTGGCGTGCGGTCCTGCCCATTGCTGCGCCCATGTCGCCGGCTTGTCCGAGTCGTACTTGCCTATGGAGCAGTCCATTCCATACATCGAAAAATTACGATAACCCATTTCATAGAACAGACCGATCGACCTCAGCCCGACATTGCTCCCACCGGGGGCGAGCCAGCGATCAGGCTCAAGCTTCCTGAGTTGAATGTTCAGCGGGCTAGAACAATGAAATAACGAAACGTCATAGCCCTGCAACTTCTCGATCAGGACGGGATGCACCATCGAGCCCAGCAGATATTCTACCTCATGGGACGGTCGATTGATGTTGTCGGCCTTGTGCGGACGGGGGTCGCATTCGACGTGATAGTGTGGCGTGATGCCGTGGTCGATCAGGAAGTCATGCGCCCCTGACACCGATATGATGTTGCTCGGTCCCTCTAGAGCTTCCTCCACAAGCCGCGGCAGGTTGTCAGTCAATGACGGCCCGTAACAAGCGATAATCGCCCGTACATCATGTGCCGGCGCCTGTGCTACCCGCTTCTTGATGGTTGCCGAATTTTTGACGATGCTGTCCCACCAGCCTTCGGCCGTGCCGGCGGCAACAATCTTGGCACCTGGAACAGCCTTCATGATCGGCGAACCTATTATCGAGGCAATAGACCCCTCCTGCTTGGAATCCATTATGGTAAAATGCTTCCCGATGATCCGGGTCCACGTCTCAAAATTCCTCATTGCGTCCAGTTGGATCCCAAACATCACCGCAACGCGGGCGAGAGACTTGATTGCCGTCAAGGCATCATCGACATTGCGCTGGTGCTCCAAAATGCCGAAGGCCATGATGATATCGGCCGGCTTGTGATCCGGGCGTCCCTCCCAGATTTCATAGGTTCTGATGCGACCCCAGCTATCATCATATTTTTCAGAGAAGCGCCGCACCTCCTCAAACTTCGCTTCTATATCTTTCATAAATCGTCGGCGCCGATTTCTGTTCATGTCCGCATCGCCATTCTGATCCGGGTGTCCCCGAATGTATCCTCAACCGGCAGCACCTGATGCGGCACATCGGCCAACACTGCATTACAGCCGAATTTCGAGGTATCCACGCCCCCCATGTAATAGTCGTCAAAGACGATGTAGCGCGAATGTTTCAAGGCCTCGTAGTCGCCGCGGATTGTTTCGATGGAATGCCCACCGTCGATGAAAACAAAATCGGCCATGATATTCTTGCCGTGCAATGTGTCGCGGGTGTTGCCTTGGATGAGCTCGAATGTAAAACCAGGGTTGTTGTCCTTGAGGATCTGTAACTTCTGCGCAGCGGTTTGCCGTTCAGCGGAGCCCTTGCCATTCATCTCGGCGGCATTGGTTTGCGGCGTTGCGCTCTCAAACAGATCGAAGCCGAGGTAACGGACATCATTACGGTGGGCGAGTGCGACCTGGCACATGACCATGGCACGGGTCCCCCGGTGTGTCCCGACCTCAACGATGAATTGCGGCCGGGCCATGCCGATCAGGTCAACGAGTTGGTCGTATCGGTTCATGCCAACCCTCTGATATGTCGGTGATGACCATTTCTTGCACCAAGTCGCGGAACGAGGTTTTGGGTTCCCATCCAATCGAGCGGGCCTTGCCTGCGTCCCCACAGAGAACGTCAACCTCGGTCGGGCGGTAGAATTGCGGGTCTATCGTCACAACCACGCGGTTGTTATTGTCTATCCCATATTCCTGCTCGCCCTTGCCTACCCATGCGATGGTGCGGCCTATGCATTCAAAGGCCGCTTCCACAAACTCACGTACAGTTCTGGTTTCTCCCGTAGCGAGCACATAGTCGGCGGGTTCAGGCTGCTGCATAATCTTCCACATACCAAGCACGTAGTCGCGGGCATGGCCCCAATCGCGCTTAGCGTCAAGATTGCCCAACCGCAAAGGCTCCGTTCGTCCATTGGTAAACCCGGCGACCGCCTTGGTGATCTTTCGGGTGACAAATTGTTCGCCACGTCTTGGGCTTTCATGGTTGAACAGGATGCCGTTGCAGGCATACATGCCATGCGCTTCGCGGTAGTTCACCGTCATCCAGTAGGCCGCCAGTTTGGACACCCCGTAGGGTGAGCGGGGCCAGAAATCGGTCGCTTCACTCTGCGGTGGCGGGAACGAGCCGAACATCTCGGATGTGGACGCCTGGTAGAACTTGCCGCCATTCCAGCGGACGGCCTCAAGTAGATCGGTCACCGCAAGGGCATTAACCTGCATGGTCAGGCTGGGCTGCTCGAACGACACCCCAACATGACTTTGCGCAGCAAGGTTATAGATTTCATCCGGTTTGATGCGGGCAACAAGATGGCCAAGCCCGTCCGTCATGTCCCCGTCATGCCAGATAATGTCGTTCAACGGTGGAGATGGACGAGTGGTAGAAGTCCGCCGCAGCGCGTGAACGTCATAGTCCTTCTCACACAGCAGCTCACACAAATATTGCCCATCCTGCCCTGTCGCGCCGGTGACCAGGGCTCTCATGCAACGGCCCCGTAGGCTTCGCGCTTCTGCTTGTTGCCCTTGTTGTGCTTCATGACTGTTCCCAAGGGCGTATGCGGCATGACCGCAAGACCTTCGCCGCGATAATCCTTCCCCAGGTCGTTGAACTTGTGTCCCCGTTGCTCGTAAATTTTCCGCAGGCCATCGAACACCATGCAGTCGTGCTGCTGCGGCAGGTCGATAACTGCGTCGTGCGTGTACCACAAGCGCATGTCGTCCAAGAACTCTCTGCCTGACTTGGTGGCACAGTTATAAGCAACAAACCCGGATTCGGTGTGTTGCCACCACTCACGCCCCATGTAGGTTGCCACGCAATCGTCAGGCAAAACGCTATCGAGGAACGCATGCGTCACGGGAGCCTTCGTCTCGATGTCGCCGTCCAGCCAGATCAGAAAATCCGTTTCACGCGGCGCCGCGGTGACGGCAAAAACCTTGTGGCAGAACTTTATTGGCTGTCTGCGGTAGTCTACCGGGTGATCGGTATGCCGCGCCATGAACGCCGCGCGGTCTTCATCATCATCAAGCGGCGTCCAGTACCATTTCAGCAATTCTTCTTCATCGTCTGTATATTCCTCATCGCCCTCATAATAGACGTATAACGGGATATCCTTCGGCCAGAACTTGTTAAACGAATCCAGCATCCGCTGCCCATAGACCTCATAGCCCTTGCGGGAAAACGTCGTAACAACCGTTATACTGCCCATCGTTCCAATTCCTCGAACCATTCGTCCGCATATTCCACGTTGCGAAATGCTTCCAGCCACGGCCCGCCGTTCGTAAAATGGACGATCTTCAGGGCTTCGTCGTCGGTCTTGCTGGTCCCAACCAGATAATTCCAGACCGGGGACAAGTCGCCGATTTCGTCGTCACGCAGCCAACAGAACCGATGCAGGTCGCGTCCCGGCAAGGTGTTAACCATCTCAACGTCCAGCGCCTTGTTCGACGGATGGTCGCAATTGAACGCCATGACCGATGACCAATTCTTGCGCGGATAGGTCGTCTGCACTTGCCCGTCCATCTTGGTCGTATTCTCGGGGATGTGGTTATGCTTGACGCAGTACAGCGCCTTCTTGTCGTCCAGGCCCTCAATCATCTCCGACAGATTGGCGCGGACCAGAACGTCACAATCCATGAAGATTGCCCAGCCACACTCGCCCCAGGGGTTGCTATCGTCCCAAACCAGTGTGGGCACCAGAAACCGCGAGATCGCAAACTCCGTGGACATCGGAGCTTCCGAAATCACATCCCACAGCCGTCCTAGCCGCCGCTCGGTCGGGCGGTAGTACAACCCATCTCGATGAAGAGAAGAGAGCACCAGGCCATTGACTGGGATATGCCTGTTCCAGCGGCGGATGCTCTGTCTTGCGACTGCGAACGCCGCCGCCTCACGCGGATCGAAGCCCAGCCAAACACAACTGAGCTTTCGGGACATGAAACCTCACAAAAAGATGCCGGCCGGATTCGAACCGGCGTATCCCGTTCCATAGCTTTGGCGTAGCCGTAGCCCCGGCAGCAGGGAGTCGAACCCAAGGAGACGAGAACCGGCGAAGCCAGCCGGCGGCATTAGTTGGGCGTTACGCGATGCTCTGACGGCTCATCACGGGATAGTTCAACCACGCAGCGGTGGCTGTGTCCTGCAACCCGCTGGTAGCCGTCAGCCAAGCACCATCAATCACCGTTGACAGCGAGGTGATGCCGTCATCGACGGTGCCGGTGCCGGTGATGCTGGGACGCAACTGCACATAGGGCAGCGACGACAGAGAGGCGATCAGGGAGCAGGCACCATAGATTTGCACCCAGATCAGCATCGAGGCCGAAGCCGTCACCGAGACGATGGCAGCACCCACCGCCCCGTGTTTGGTGACGACTTCATCACCCGCCGTGAACATGGAGAACCTGAACGGCGAGACCCCCGCCGCAGGCGCCAGGGTACCGATGCGGCCGATCGAGCCGCTGACGGTGACCTGCGTACCCGAGACCTCACAAAGGATGTACTCCTTGCCGTCGTGGGTTCGGGCACGGGTTCCCCTTGCGGGGCAGACGCCCTTGACAAGTTCGTCCGGTGTGTAGACCCGACCCGGACTGCAGCCAACGATTGAGTAAGACATTGCTGACCTCCGTTAGATCGGGCTGAACACGATGCCCTGCAGCGACATATTGGAAACGCAGAGATTGCCTGCGAAGCCAAGGAAGCGGACAGTGGCATCCTGGTTGACGGGGATCCGATCGCCGCCGAAGGGGACGAAGTTACGATCGGGGTGTGGTCTCAAGTAAATGTAGTCGGTGTTCAGCGCGTACACCGTCTTGGCCGGGCAGTACCCGTTGTCCAGGACAAAATCCGCGTTTGAACCGACTCCGAAATACTTGAGGTTGGTGAAGCCATAACCGCCCAACGTCTCGTCCGTGATGCGTTGGATCGGCTGCAGGCTCTCCAGATAGAACCTGTAACCGATGCCATCCGCCACGTAGAGGTCGGGACGGTCAGAGCCGCGCGTGCAGGCAATTGCCAAGGTGTTCAGCCCGCGCATGAACTCGGACGGGTTGAACGTGGCAATATTGACGCTCGTGGCCGACATCGTCACGGTTGCAACTTGGTTGCGCCAGAACGTGTTGTCCACGCGCGAGATACCGCCCACGGTGCCGGTGGTCGGAGCCGAGATGATAAGCAGCTGCAAACCGTGCATCTGCTTGCCACCCGAGCCGGTGCCGTCCGAATAGCTCGCTTGGGCAACCAAGTCGTTGAGTGACTTTTCGCCGTTGCGAACCCTGGACGCCACCAAGTCGATGACCTCGAATTCGCCCATGTTCTTGAGCTTTTCGAGGCCCGACCAGACAACCGGGACGTAGGCTTGCTTCCAATCATACTCTGCGGCGGAGAACGGCTCGAACGGTGTCGTGCTCAGAGGGTCATAGCCGGCATACCATCCACCATTAGTGTTCAGCGCCTGCTCGATTTCCTGCACGATAGTTCGGCCGCCCGCGGCCGGTTTGACCTTGCCGCGTCGGCGAAGCCGATCGAGCAAGACCGTAGACCTCGTGGCATTGTCGGCGAGCTTACCGCTGCGGTTCCGCAGGGTCGTCGTGACAATGTCATCGAAGTTGGGATTGGCCGGAATAGCACGTACTCCCTTTTAAGGAATACGCGAGAATGCTCCGAAATATTTATCGGCTGCTTTCGCATAGGCAGCCATGGCGTCATCGGAGTTTGAAAAGCAACCCAGATGAATACCTTGCCGACTGACTGTGATTCGTGCGCGCCATTTCCCGTTAGCCATCAACTGAATTCCCTTAACTCCATTTTTGGGAGTCCGGTTACGATGGTTTTCTTGCCGAGTTGCTTCGCGTAGGTTGGCCCATGCATTGTTGGCGCGGTTGCCATCCACATGATCGATGTCATGTTTCGGAAACCTTCCAACCATGTAGAGGAATGCCAACCGGTGCGCCAGGTACAACGTCCCGTCGATTCTGGCGATTGGGTAGCCGTGAGTATCACGACACTTAACTACCGAACCAACCTTCACTCGATTAGACGTTGGCTTCTTCCAGGTTAGCAGCCCGGCGAGCGGGTCATAGTGCAACACTTCACGCAGTCTTTCGGTCGTCAGCATCACTTGAATTTCCTTCAAACTCGGGATGAAGACATAACTGACCGATATGCGTCTCGCGCATCATCCTCGATTGAATCGCCTGAGCGGTTGCGGCCTTCGGTGACCGTGCTCGACGGCGATCCGGTGATGGACTTGGACGCTTGACGCGCCTGGTCCGCTGCATCCTTATCTTTCTGCTTGCGGTCGGCTTCCCATTTGGCGCTCTTCTCTTGATCGAGGACCGCCTTGATTTCTGGGGTTCGCTCGCAGGCAAGCTCGTAGGCCTCTTTAAGATCGGCCATGTCGTCGCCAGTAGTTTCGACTGCGCCCGTCTTGATGTAATGAGCCATCTTGAGACGGACGTTTTCGAAATAGCGGTGAGCAGGATCAGACTGGAAGCGAGCCATAGCGCCGTTGAGAGCCGCTTGCTGCTGTGCTTCCTTATCCTGCACGAGCCTTTCGATAAGTTGCCGTTGTTCTGCTTGTGCCTGCTGCAGTGGGGTGAGGTACTGCTGCAGGACTTCGGGGGGAAGGCCGGTTGATTGGCCCTCTGGCACTTGGGCATGGCCGTTTGATTGGCCGACGCCCAGGTGAAGCGACAAACCCGTCACCAACTGTTGCGGCGGAATGCCGATGTTGTTGGCAATCTGGGTAATGGCTCGGAACGGGTCTTGCCGTAGCAGACGCTCGATCCCGACGTAGTTATCCAGTGCAGCCTTCAGCGTGGTGCCGCCTTGGCGGGCCATCTCGACATAGGGCTGCAGTTCCTTCATGCCCGAGTATTGAGCAAAGCCCTGGCTGACTTCCGTTTCGCGTTTAACGACATCGGCACGGATGTGTTCGGGCAACTTGTCCCATTCGGACTTTGACTTGACCGACCATCCAGGCGGTGGGCCACCAACAGGTGGCGCCGCAGATGCCTCTACCTTGGCCGCCACAGGAGGAGGAGCTTGCGGGGCCTTGGGTTGCTCCTGCGGCGCCGCCTTTTGGGGCTTCGCCTCTGCAGGTTTTTCCTCGGTCTTTTCCGTGAACCGGCCGAGTTCGTCACGCGGGCGGTCGTCGGTCTTAGAATCTTCGGGCTTCGCCTCGGTCTTTGTTTCCTCGGTCTTGGGTTCCTTGGGTTCCGACAACGGCAGTTCGGGTTCTGTCGCCGGCCCCTGCGTGACTTCATCGAATGCCGACTTGGCGTCGTCCCAAGTGGTATCGACATCGGGCTGGCTGTTGCCAGCTTGCTCTACAGGCATGACTTTTCCTTATGTTAGCGGGAGCGCAGTTGCTCGATGGCGCGCTTCACGTCGAGCTCGACGGGGCTCGGTTCCGGCTTGCGTCCTTCGCGGGTAATGGCTGGGTCGGTGCCCACTTCGACAGCGCCACAGGCGCGGGTGTCGGCGCGGAATGCTGCTTTGCTGTCGTGCCAGCGGCCCGTTCCCATGTGGCGCGTATCAGGCATTATGTCGCTGATGACGTAAGTAGACGGGCGCGTAAGTCGATTAGCAAGGCGCTTCTCCACCAGTTTGCCGTCACGTATCACGAATGTTGTCATAGAACGGTAGAAACTCCAAAAGGTCGGCCAAGTCTTCGGCGTCAGTATCAATGATCGCGGCCTTGGCCTCGATCACCTCGGCTTCAACAGCCGCTATTTCCTCTTTTCGCTTCTGCCGCCATTGCCGTTCAAATTCCGACTGCGGCGGCCATATGCCGGGGTCTTGATAGCGCCCGCCGACTACGGCTTGAACCCCGGCAAGAATGCCGGAATACATGAACGCAACGGTCTGCCGATCGCCCTGGTCTATGACCCCATCAGGGAACGGAAGAATTCCGCGCCACGGGCTGCCGACGTTTACTGCAGAGGCCCGTTTCGCAGCGGTATCCATTCCAGGACTTTCTTGAACTGCGCGGCCGTCTGGATCGGGTTGAACCTAGCTTCGGCCTCGAGCCGGACACCCTTACGGTTGGCGGTGAGCCCGGCAAATATCTTGTCCTCCCAATTGTCCAGATTAGGCAACCGGACGACAGGACATCCGCACGCCATAGCCTCACGGACTGAGCGGGTGTCAATCTCCTGTGGCGTCAGGAGGGCATCTGCCGCTCGGTAGACATTGGCCAGGCCGCCGACCCAACCGTGAACCTCTCCCAAGTTGCCGTCGTCCTGAATACGCTTGAGCAAGGGCAACCAGCCCTTCATGAGCTTTGGAGACTTTGCGTAGACGTGGATTTTGACGCCACCGACCTTGCGGGCGAACAGAGCAGCGGCGTGTAGCGGCACGAAAGGGTCGATGTCGTCCCGAAAACTGTCGGTACATACAAGATTAACCCGCCCACGCTTGCCGTTGAACTTGTAACCGGAAGGGCCTTCCGGCGACCAGGCGTCCAGGTCAACGCTCGCCTGCACCACATGCACGGACTTCCCCGGCATCATCATTTCAAGGTAGGGCTTATGCTGCGGCCAGAATGTCACGATGGCGGACCAGCGCGGGTCTTTGCCCTTGTTGTACCAGTAGCTGTAGATAGGCGTTGACCCTTGGACTTCCGAGAGAAAGGACGACCGCGGTCGTCCATGAGCGATGTGAATGACCGGTTGGCTGGTCTTTTCAACCGGCGTATTGTCGTAACCTGAATGATTGACGATCACGTCAGACTTGACCGCCCAATCCATGTCGGAGATCGGAGCGCAGCGGTCGTTGTCTCCCGATGGGTGAAGCTTGTTCTTGTCTTTCGTGGGGTCAACCATCCGGCTGTCAACCCCAAGCCTGAACAGTCCGGTGACCAGTTCCCTGGTTGTTTCGTACAGCCCGCACCGTCCCGGAGTGATGGCCACCATATGGGAAACTCTCATGGGCCAGTAACAACCTTAGTCCTGGTGAAGGTTACCGCATCAGCAGACGTCGTCGCCTTATGATCTATAGTCACGTCGTCGTCGGCATAGAGCGAATAGGTGGTTGAGGTCTGGTCGAACCTGTTCCTCCAAGCCTTGTAGAGATAGTCGATCTTGGTGAACCGATCGGCCGAATCCGGCGGCGCACCCTGCGCCGGCGAGCCGGCGGCGTCCGTCGCCAACGTGGTGTCGCTGTAGACCTTCGTCAGCAGCGAGTTGGTGTCACTGGTATCAGACTTGATAATCAAAAGCTGGCTGTTGGTGATCGTGAGCCGCGAGAGAACATCGGAAACTGTCCCACCGCCGCCGCCCACTGTGGCCTCGATCGCAGTCGTATCACTGTAGATTTTCACCAGGGCCGATTCGGTGTCAGACGTATTCTGCTCGAGCACGACAAACTGTGACGCCTGGTCGGAATGAATCTGCGTGAGCTTGCTGTCCTGTGCCGCCGTTAAGGCGCCGCCGGCGGTCGCTATCTCGATTGCAGTCGTGTCTGAGTAAACCTTGACCAAGGCGCTCTCGGTGTCCGAGGTGTTCTCTTCGATGATGACGAACTGGGACGCCTGGTCGCTGTCGATCTTGGTCGAGAGCGTATGGATTGCCGTCGTGTCGCTCAGGATACGGACAGCGTCACTCTCGATGTGGGCACTATCCGAAGCAATGATGACCAATGCGCTGCGGATGTCGCTGGTGTCGCTCTTGACCACAAGAAGTTGCGAATTGGTGACAGTGAGGCGGCTTAGAATGTCGCTGAAGTCACCCTCGGCCAAATCAGACGCTAGGGTAATGGTGTCGGAGTGGATGCGCGTGGTTTGCGACTCGATGTGAGCCGTATCGGACGCCACAACGGTCAGTCGGCTTAGAATGTCACTAAAATCACCCTCAGCAAGATCGGACGCCAAGGTAACGGTATCGCTGTGAATGCGTACAGTCTGCGAGCGAATGTCAGAAATCACCGGCACCATGACGTTGGTGTCAGACTGAATGTCACTGACAACCGCCTCAATCACGGCGGTATCCGACCGTACCAGCGTCAGCAGGCTCAGAATGTCACTTGTGTCAACCTCGGTCGCGTCCGAAACCAGCTTGTTGGTGTCTGACTGGATGTCGGAGGTAACGGTTATCAATACGTTGGTATCCGACTGAATGTCACTCACCACCGCCTGCATGACCACAAGCTTGCTCTGAATGTCCGAAGTATCGGACTGAATGTCCGATATGATCGGCACCATCACATTGGTGTCGGACTGAATGTCGGATATGACCGCCTGCATGACGGTCAGGCGGCTCAGAATGTCCGAGAAGTCTCCTTCCGCAAGGTCCGAGGCCAGGGTTATTGTGTCCGAATGAATCCGCGTCGTCTGCGACTCGATGTGGGCGGTATCGGATGCAACAATCGTCAGACGGCTCAGGATATCCGAGAAATCTCCTTCGGCTAGGTCGGACGCCAGCGTATTGGTGTCGCTCTCGATGCGGGTCGTGTCCGAGTAAACCTTGACCAGAGAGGAAATCACATCCGAGGTATCAGACTTGACGACCAGCAATTGGCTGTTGGTGACCGTCAATCTGGACAGAATGTCGCTGAAATCACCCTCGGTGATGCTCAGCGTATTGCCGGTCGTGGTGTCGCGTCTGTAGAGTTCGATCGTCCTGGTGACCGGTGCCATGCCGGCGTGCGTGATGTGAACGCAATATTCCTCGCTGTCGGAGCCTGCCGCTATCGTGGTGTCCTCGTCCACAAGTAGGGCGTAGACCCCCGGCATGTTGGTGGTATCAATTTCGGTGACAGTCGGGGTCGTGTAGAGGACTTCAGCTGCACCATTGCGGGAACGATAGACCGTCCAAGTAGCCAAGCCGGTTTCGCGAGTTTTCAAGTCTGAACTGTCAACCGCAACGAAGTAGATATTTTGATCGACCTTACCGGATGGGATCCTCATGCCGTCGTGACGCCTTGTTCAATCGTGTGCAGAGTCTGCGGCACTCTCGAGCCCTCGCCGGTATCGCCCATTCCCTCCATGATGTGATGGAGTCCTCCAGGTGACGTAACGTCCCCGGCCGCCACAACAACGACGACAGGCAGCGCCGAGATTGGCGTTGAGGAGATGGGAGCGAATGAAGGCATGTCACCAGCTCGTTATCAGGACAAAGCCGTGGCCGCCGGCCCCGCCGGTACCAGTCGTATTCGTCGTGGTTGAGCCGCCTCCACCACCTCCGCCGGAACCCAACGCACCATTGCCACCAGTGCCGCCGTTAGCGACACCCGACGCTGCACCACCACCGCCGGCACCTCCGGTAAACATCAGCTTGTTGATGTTTGAATAACCGTGACCGCCGGCAACTCCGGTAGCCGCCCCGCCTGAGATCGTCGGGACCATCGCAAACGTAGCATCGCCCGTAACATTTCCGCCGACGCCGGTCTCACCACCACCACCGCCGCCACCTGAAACGAAAATCCCAGTTGCACCCCAGACAACAGCAGCCCCGGCACCATTGTTGCCGCCTGCGCCACCGGCTTGGCCTGCTATATTCGTAAAAATTCCAGCACCCAAAAACACGGCAGTAGTTGCTCCGGAAGCAGCGCCAGCGGCCCCGGCGGTTCCGCCGCCAACTGCGGCTTGACCACCACCGCCCCCAGCAGCAGTGAGAATAAGCGCACCAGCAGCAGTATCGGTCGCAATCATTGACACCCGGCTGGGCTGGGCATTACCCGCTGCACCACCAATGGCACCCCCAGCAGTGCCGTTCCCAACTAGAATAAAGACGACCTCGGGTAAAAGAATACGCGGGACTGTGAATATTGTAATGGCACCAGATCCGCCACCACCGCCACCATCGCGGCTTGCCGCAGTGTTGCTCGATTGGCCACCCCCGCCGCCGCCACCACCGCCGACCGCAATAAAACGGACTACGGAGTGCCCGCGCGGGATGATGTAGGGCTGCCAGACAGAACTCGTAGAGCCCATGAAGAGCTTGCTGATGCCAAGATTGCCTTCCGGCGTGTGCCACATGTCGAGCATTAGAAGCACACGACCATGAGAAGCCCGTTGCCACCCCGGCCACCAACGCCGCCGGTCGTTCCACCGCCGCCAGCACCCCCACCACTGCCATATGCTCCATTGCCGCCCGCAGTGCCGACCCCATTAGTGGTTGTCCCCCCACCGGAGCCGCCAGAGAACAGCCACGGCATAAACCTGGAATACCCATCACCCGCCGCGCCGCCGCCGGCCGTTCCGCCCGCTATGGTCGGGACCAATCCCGCGCCGGTAACAGCGCCGCCCGCAGCTTGACCGCCCGTTGTCGAAGCGCCGCCGCCACCCCCACTACAGATGATACCAGCGCCGCCCCAAGTGACTGCCGTACCGGCGTTGTTGCCGGTACCGTTACCGCCTGCACCGCCGTCCTGACCGGCTACACCCGTCCAATTTGCTGCCGAAATGAGCTGGCACGCTGCAGCGGTGACAATCGCACCTCCAGTGCCACCGGCCGCCGTTGTTGCGGTGCCCGCCGCCCCAAGACCGCCACCGTTGGCGAGCAGGTAGAGATAGAGCGCCGTCGTGGACGGAAACGCCGCCACGTAGGTTGGGCCTCCGGCGGTCCCTGCACCACTAGCGGCGCCGCCAGCGCCACCGGCACCGACTTGAACATAAATCGTGTCAGGCAAGGCATTACGCGGGAACAGTGTCCGCGTCATTGCGCCAGAGGCACCCCCACCACCGCCGCCATGATCGTTGGCCCCAACAGCATCGGTGAACCCGCCGCCGGCACCACCGCCGGCACCCATGCCGATCATCAGGACTTGCGAGCAGCCGCGCGGCAAAACGTAGGGCTCGAATGTGCCCTGTGAAAAAAATGTCCTGACGTTTGCGGTAGCACCTTCCGGCACATTGAACATATCGAGCATGTGTCACCAGCTCGCTATGATGACGAGGCCGTTACCGCCGCGCCCGCCTGCTCCCCCGGTCGCACCAGCTCCTCCACCCCCTCCACCGCTCCCAATCCCACCATTACCGCCCGCCCCAGCTACGCCGCCATCGTTGGTGTTGCCGCCTGCTCCTCCGGTATGAAAGAACGGCTTGAACACCGAGTAACCATCACCACCGGGATTGGTCGCCGCAGCCAGGGCTCCACCTGAAATCGTCGGGACAAGACCGGCCCCTGTGATGTTGCCGCCAGCGAAGTTGACGCCGGTTGAGCCTCCACCACCAGCGCCGCCGGAAAGAGGAATGCCGGCGCCGCCAAAGGTAACAGCCGTGCCGGTTGCACCAGTCACCGCACCGCCTGCGCCACCGCTTTGACCGGCAACATTGACAAAAACACCAGAGCCCAAATACGCGGCAGTCGTCGCGCCCGAGGCGCTTCCCCCCGATCCAGCCGCCCCAACAGCAGCAGCAGCACCATTGCCGCCCTGCCCGCCAAGCTGCGCACTCATAATCAGCGACCCGGCAGCAGTTGCCGAGCTAACAGTGGACACGCGGGACAGATTGGCAGCAGTACCAGCAGCCCCAGAAGCGCCGCCGCTTCCGACCAGCACGAAAACAACGTCAGGGATTAGCAAGCGCGGAACAAGCAAGCGCGAAATGGCCCCAGATCCGCCACCTCCACCACCACCGCCATCGTTGCCGGCAGTCCTGGTGAAACCATTGCCACCCCCGCCGCCGCCACCAATCAGGAGAAAGTAAACCAGGCTATGGTTGCGCGGGATTTCATACGCCTCCCAGCCTTGCGCCGCCGTGGCTTCTCCATACTGAAAGATTCGGACAACCGCTTTCCCTTCGGGAATGTGCCAAACGTCGCTCATAGCCCGACCCAGTGTTTGAGCAGGCCATCGCCGCGCAACTCGATCTGAATCTTGGCCGGACTATCGCCGATGTGCGGCTGCACATACTTCTGGAAACAGTCCATGTAGCGCATCAGCGGCAGCGAGGTCTTGAACAGCCTCCCTTTGCACTCAACCTCGATGACCTGGATCGGCACATCGCCGGTATGTTTGCCGGCATGAAACTCCCCGTCACGAAATGACAAGTCCATGCCATGAACGACAAACTTGCGATAGCCCAAGCAGTAGAGCAGTGGAATCGCGCGCAGGCCGACCGAGCCGCCGCCTGGCACATCAGCAATATTCCAGAGGATTGGATTGCCGACCTTGCGGATGACATCCGGATGCACGCACGAGGCCATCAGGTATTTCGTCTCGTCATTCGGGGTGAGCATCATCCCCTTATGACGGCGTGGGTCGCATTCGATGTGATACTCGGGGACGATCCCCCGCTCTACCAGGAAATCATGCGCGCCGGATACCGTAACAACGTCGCCAAACCTTACTTCGCCTGGTCCGTGGATGTCACTCACGGTATCCTTGAGCGATGGCCCGTAACAGTACAGTGAGGCCGTTCGCTCGTGCGGCGCAGGGATGCCCCAGACCACGTAATGCCCGACCATGGTGCGAACCTTGCCGATCATCGGCTTTTCGCGGAATGGCGCGATGTGCTCGACCGTCCGGTAAGTCAGCCGCCTATGGTTGGTCGCAAGATTAGCCTCAATCTGCGCAAGCCGCTCCTCGTCGGGTATGCACGGCTTGCCCTCGATCTTGGAGAAATCGAACTCCTCACGGTATGAGGTTTTTGAAAGCACTGCGGGCCTGCGTGAGCGTCAGATCGGGAGAATTTGCGGTCGTCGGCAGTCCGGCCGTGGTGGCCGCCGTGTTGATGCCGGCATTGGTGCGAACGGCACGAACCAGTTGCCGGATCATGTTCTCGTGCCGGAACAGCACACGGAAGGTTGCAACGTCCACCGCGTCAATCTGCGGGTCTTTCGGGTCAAACACGTCGCCGACACTGACCACCACCGCATCGTCAACGATCCATTCGCTGAACACGCCATTGCTGCGGGCGAGTTGCTGCTCCAGCGTATAGGTATCGACTGGTGCAACGACGTTGACGACAACGCCGCCCTCGGCAATGACGAGCTTCATCAGTATTTTCCACCAATCGCGCAGGCAATCCAACCGTTGACCGAGGCCGTGCCTAGGTTCACGTAAAGACGGTAGCCGGCAGGCAGGGCAATGTTCATCGGCACTTCATAGTTCGCAGTTGCCGCCGCGTTGGTGGCGGTCGTCGCCGGCAGGGAAATCTCGTCATAGATCACGTTGTTAGCCGCCGTGCCGGTTGTGGCGCCGTTGTTGATGAAGATGCGCGCAACCGTCGCCGTGGTGTTGCCGACGTTAGTAGCGCGCAGCCTGATTTTTTGCACATACCCACCATTAGTGGCGTCTGCGGTGAACACCAGGTTGTTCGCGCCCAGACCTGTGCCGGTGATCGTCGTGTCCGCCGCAGACATGAACTGCGGTTGCCACTGAATGTCCGGGGTGCGTGAATAGATCGGATCGTTGTTGGCGGCCATCAGGGCATCCCATATTGCAGGTCAAAACCGTGGGTGGATTTGCGAGCGCTAAGCCCAGTGAACGGGTTGAAAACAAACTTGGAACCGGAAGAGAAATCTATTTGGGTGGCCGTTTCATCCGAATTAGTCCGAACAATATCGCGAACAAGCGTAATGTTGTCACCTAACAGATAGCCCACCCCAACTTCCCACTGCCCAGTCGGGACACCAGAACCGTCAACCGCCTCAATGCAATACTTGAAGGAAACGCCCGGTCCAAAGGCGGTACCAAAATCGTAATAACCAGTCACGGCGCCGGCCAACGTAAAGTTGCCGGTCCCAGTCGTTGTAGATGTTTCCTTGACGCGATCAAAGAATGAGCCGGTCATTATTGCAACGTCTCGACATCAAACGGCTTGCCGTTGAAGGTGCCTCTAGCCCGCTTAACTCCACTCTTGGGCTTGTTTGCGCGGTCCTTGGACTCGTCGGCGATGCGGGCCTTACTCTCGACATCGTGGGACTTGTCCCGGCGCCCTTCCTCGGCTTTGAAGGCTTCTTGCTTTTGCTTCAACCCGACCTCGTGCTCCCGCATCTTGTGCTGGATGCCGAGGCCGAATTCCTGCTTTTTCTCTTCCTGCCCGCGGAGGAAGTCCTGTTCGCCCTGTTGCTGGTCCTGCATGGCCTTCTGCGCAGCGATGTTGGCCTTCTGGTCGGCCTCGTTCTGGGCAATCTGGGCCTTGAGCTCGGCCCCCTGGGCGGCTAGTTGCATGTCTTGCTGGCCAGCAATCTCCTTGATCCGCAGTTCACCCTCCATCTTCTCCCGTTCGAGCTGCGCCTTGACTTGTTCGGCCTGAATCTTCAGGGCGATTTCCTGCTTTTTGAGTTCGTGTTCAGCCAACTTAAGCTGGAACTCCTGCCGCATCTGTTCCACTTCAACCTGCATCTTGCCTTGGTCGGCCTGCATCTTGACCTGCTCGAGGGCCATCTTCTGCTGCCCTTCGGCCTGCTTCATCTGCATTTCGGCCTGTATCTTCTGCTGTTCCGGGTCGGGCTTAGGCTGCATGGCCGTCTGCTGGACCTGCTGCATGGTCCGCTCGATAATGTCCTCCATAGAGCGGCCGACACGATACCCACGAACGGTGAATAGAATGAACTCGGTCACCATCGGGGTGATGACCGGGGCGGCGGCGATCATAGGTGCGGCCTGCTCAAGCATCTTGCCCATGGCCACGACAAACTCAGTCCGCCTTTGCTTCTCGGCGTCCTCGTCCGGCTGGATCGTGCTGTCGGTTTCAATGTCGATGAGGTACGACCGCATATGGTCGTTGCGCAGCAGCCCTAGCACGTTGTCGTCGAACGACTGCCCGGACGGCGAGGGCATGTCGGGGTTCTGGACACCGTAGAGCCCTGAGCCATTCACCCCACCGTTCATTGTCGGTGGCATAGGTGCGGCGCCGCCGTTCATGCCAAGAGGAGCACTCGGCGGCGCCATGCCGTTCATGCCAGGAGCAGTTGGCATAGGCGGCATATACTTGAAGCCCGTCATGTCGGCGATGGTCTGCGGCTGGAACTGCTCGGCCACGACCTCGGCGACAAGCTGGGCAATGTCCCGACAGAACCGGGCCAGGTCATCCTTGGCATTCCTGATGCGCCGGCTACCGGACTGCGCCTTGAGCTGCTGCGCGCCCAGCGTCTCGTCGGGATCCGTGTCGCCCCGAAGAATGTCGCTGATGCCGGTGATCTGGTAAACATCCTGGATGAGTTGCTGGCGGGCCTCGATGGCGCCCTTGAGCGACACAAGCACGTTCTCGACCGGAAACCAGTCGATCAGCCCCTTGGCGCCGCCCTTCTCGGCAAAGCCGGCCCATGATTCAACCGGGATAAACGTTGTCTTATTCGCAGTCATGTCGGACTGCATCTGCTGGATCAGCATCCGAACAGCATCCGCACCGTCCGCAGACGGACCTGCAGGAATGAAACCGCGGACAATCAGGAAGTCCGTCAGATTGGCAATCTTCTCGGTCAGATCGTCAATTTCCTGACATTGGTCCTGGTAGTAGCGGTAGTCCGGCGTCGGGATCAGCGACTTGCTTGCACGGGAACCGTAGCAAGGCTCGGGGCACGGAAAGAAGTCGCGGAAATCGAGAGGTGGATCACCCTCGTCCAACATGTCAGGGCAATCGCGAGACATCCATACCGTTGATTTCCGTCGCTTGTCCCAAATTTCGAAAACAGCAGCTTTATCTTCCCCCCCTTCGGCATCCGTATCGGTCGCGTATATGGGTTTGGACGCATAAGTCAGCTTTTCCGCAATCTCCTTGCCAAACCGCTCCTTGGCCTCGTCACGGCCCAGGTAGACCCGTCTCCACGCCAACCAAACGTCCTTCCACACCCCACAAACGTTGTGGCCGAAGTCGCACCAATGGACGTAGTCGATACAGACCTTCTCATATGAGATTTCGTCATCGTCCTCGATGTCGGCCTCATACCGCACCCAGGCCTGCCCGCGGCCAACCAACAGCCGGTCGTCCCGCACCATGCGGAACGTCTCGTCGGCGCGGTAGAGGTCGAACGTGCAGTTGGTGGCGCGTTCGAGGAGCTCGGCCGCTATGCGCCCAGTCGGGTGCGGGTCCTTATAGCGTCGAGAGCACAGAACAGTCGGGAGCTTACCGTAGACAGCCGGCTTGAGCGTTTCAACATTAGACCACAGCAGAGCAAACCGGCGTGGACTAGCAACCGAACGATGCTGGTCCAGATAGAGCTTAACGATGGTTTCGCCCTGAATCTTCCATTCCTCGGTAGCCTTGTTGTACGCCTCGATCTCACGCCAGTAGCGGCGCATGCGGGCGGTGGGTTTCTTCGCTTGCTGGCCACGCTCGGGCTCGTCAGGTGTCTGTGGGGCAGAGTCAACGTAGGTCATCAATGCACCGGATCAATCCATTGTTCGGGCAATTTTCGCCGCGCTGTCTCTGCAAGTTCGTCCAAAACCTTTGCCGCATGAGGGCCACAAATCACGCGGCCCTCATAATTGTACATCTGATAAGGCGGCAGATCGTTGGGGCAGTTGGGTTCTTCGCACTTCATTCAATTGGGTGCTTTCGTATAAATGCCGATGAACACGTCAGACGCCGCGCCGGGTTGGAACTTCCCATACGGGATGAACTCGCCCGGCCATTCCACCTGCACCCAGTTGTTGGCCTTGTCCGCGCGTGCCATCCGCAGGCATCTGGTGAACTCGACGCGGCCGGCCACCAGCAGCTCATCCAGCCCCGGCTGCCAGGCGAGCGGCATCGTAACCAGCATCGTGCCACCGGGCTTGAGCAGCCGTTTGACGTTGTCGAACGCCCGCAGGAACTTGGCCCCGTTCTCTTTCCAGATGTGCTCCATTGTCGAGATGCTCAGGATGGCGTCGAAGGGCTCAGCATCAAACTCAACAATGTCACACCGTATCGGCCGCTCGTTCTTCTTGCCGCCCCAGTCCACGACAATGTGGCTGGTCGGGGCGTAGTAGGACAGGACGTCGCCGACCTCGAGGATGCGCCCCTCGTTCTCATGCACAAACCGCAGCCCGATCGGCACCTCTATGGTGCGCTCGTTCCGCCATGCAGCATTGTGCCTGCCCATGCAGTAGTCGTAGTTGTGGCCATCCAGGACAAAGCTGCGGCTCATCTAAACTGCAGGGCGTTCTGCATGGTGGCCACATCAGGGGCCAACAGCTGTGGCGGCTGTAATGACTGAAGGCCGCGATAGCGGCGCTGCTCATCAATCAGGCCAGCCAGTCCGCCATTATTGTCGGGAGTCAAGATATCCCCCATTCCCATCCCAGGGACGGCCCGCTGCCCCAACGCGCGATCAAGCGGACCTGCCGACCTGCTCATGCCACCCTGCAGCAACAATTGTGCCAGCAGATTTTGTCTGTCCATCTCATTTCACCGAGGCCAGGAACGGCACGATGGTTGCCAGTCTCCAGGCATGATCGTTCTCCCTATTTCGCGGTGCGCAGCCGCCAGCGCCGCGGGCCGACGACCTCCACGGGGGCCTGCGTGGCCACCGGCTTGGTCTTGTCACCCTCCACGTAGCTGCGCCACACCCCGCCCGTCTTGACGGCCAACTCGGGCTTGTTGTCGTCATACCCGTCAATCTCGAGCACCTTGCCCTCGGGCGCCGGGTCGGTCACCGGACGCCACGGGTTGGCGTCGGGCTTGGCCATGCCGGCCGGCTTGGCTGCAGGCTTGGCAACGGGCTTTACGTCAGGTTTCACATAGCTACGGCCGGTATCAGCCATTTTCTTCCTCCGTTTGGATTTAAGCCTATCGAGCAGCGCGTTGGCGGCAAGTTTGGGCCCGCGCTGTTTCAGCATCTCACGCACAATTTTACCGAGCTTCGGCTTAGGCTTGGCTTTGGGCTTGGACTTCTTGACCATTTTGGTCACCTCTCCACCCTCACCCCATCACTTGATCCCATATAACAGTTAATGCGAGCATCAGCGCGTAGCTCATCAAAAACTCGAATACCCCAGACCAGACGTTGGGCATCCTATTTGAACCACTTGTTATAGGCCATGAAGAGTGGCGACTGTGACAGAAAATCCTTGGTCTGCATCTTGTCGAGACCCTTGCCACCGCTCAATAGCGACAGCAGCCCCATGCTCAACGGTCCGCCGTCACCCATCAGCCCGCCAAGCCCGCCCATGCCCTGTTGCGGCTGCTGCTGCTTGTTTTGGTCCTGCATCATGAGCGCGTCGTAAAGCGACATATTTGGCATGTTCACATCCTTGGTGCTTTCATTGCACTCGCCTATTAAGCGAAGAATCCCAGCTTGTTATGAGAACAGTGCGGAGCAAACCAGATAGTTCCGACACTTGGAATAAGGCAGCATCCAACGAGTCTGCCTCATCCTCTATTTTCCCAGCCAGCCAGACAACCGCCACCGCCATAGCTACGTCTCGCGGCAGGTTCTCCCCAACAGCCTCATCGATCTTATCCGCCAAGTCAGAAACCATCTGCTCGGTTGACATCATCATACCCTCGGTGCCTTGGTGTTCGGCCGGACCAGCCTGATGAGCTCGTCCACCGTGATGTTCTCAACGCCCCGCATTGGCTCGGGCGGCTTCGGCGGTGGCTTGGGCACCATCTCCCGCCATGCCGTCGCCAGGTAACGGAAGGCATCCGCCGTATGACACGCCCAGTCGTGTCGGGGATGGTCCTTGAACGCTCGAGTCTTTTCATCGAACTCGGTGCGGTACTGCCGAAGCGCCTCGAGCCCATAGGCGCACTTGGTCTTGTCGAACCAGCAGCGCTTGAGCGTGATGCGCGCCGCGTTAATGCTATCCTCTACGGTCTGGTTGGGGACCAGCCGCGGCTTGCGCCCCAAGCTGGCCAGCGTCTCAATGCGGGTGCGAAGCGTCTCATGGCTGCGAATTTTGGCGTCATGCGGAACCCAGTCGATGCCCTTCCTATACCCGCGCGACTCGATTTCGGCCACGTAATGGGCGGTTGGCTGGCTGTGGTTTTCGTAGTGGTCGATGATCCTTATTTCGCCGATGACGGCTTGGAAGAACCAGATGGCGGTGCTATCGCCGACGCCTAAGTCCCATGAAGTATGAACAGGGAGCGAGGGGTCGTAGGGGACATCCGTAATTCGCCCATCCCGCTCGGCCTGGGCTATATCTTTCCCAAAATATGCCCCCACAATAGCAGCATCAAAGCTGCATTCAAACTCCTGTGCTATCTCCTCCGGGGTCAGGTCCTTGGTCAGGTCATCGATTTCAACTTGGTCGAGAATGCCAGTCTCCGAGGCCCTGGCCATCAAGCTGTACCAACGCTCTGGGTCTTTCTGTGCACCCTCCCATAGCTTGTGGAACTCGTTCCTGCCCTTCGGCGTACCGATGAAGGCGGCCCAGCCTTGGCGGTCGGCCAGCATGGGCCGGATCACCTGACCCCAGACCGAAGGCCGCATGTCAGCGTACTCATCCAGGATGACCCCATCCAGGTAGATGCCACGCAGCCGATCGGCGTTATCAGCACCGTAAAGACGAACGCGAGCGCCATTAGGAAAATCAGCCCGTAATTCCGTCTCGTTGAGCACCACCCCCTTGATGTCGGCGACGGCCCGCTTGAGGTAGAGCCAGGCCGCGTCCTTAGCCTGAACATACAGAGGGGCAACATAGGCAAAGCGCGCGTCCTGCTTCTTGGCGAACAACGCCGCACAGACCAGATCGATGACGCAGGCCACCGTCTTGCCGGCCCGGCGGTGGCAGACCATGACGGCCCACCGCTGGGTGCGGGTGTGGAACTTGCGGAACGTGTCCCGCGGCCAGTACTGGCCTAGGCCCAACCACGATTCTTCGCTTCCGCCTCGGTCATCCATGCCAGGCCAACTGAATGTTCGATCGCCCCGCCGTCTTTGCCGGTGTGTTCAACCGTGGCAAGGTCCGGCAATACCTTCTTGAGCAGCCCTAGCCCTGCAGTGACCACGGGTGACTTCGGGTCGTCCAGCTCGCCAGCGGCTATTTGATTAAGATGCTTGATGATTTGATTTGTTTGAATTCGAGCCCTGAATCTTTGAATTTGTTCCGGGCTTTCAAAAGTCCGGCCGGTGTGGCCCTTACGCCTCCCTGCGCCTGCACGAGCGCCGCCTCTAGGCATGACGGTCATCTACCGGCTTGAAATGCCGCCGGGCCTCGAAATGCTCGGTATTCGCCGCCTTGGCGCGGTCGATTTCCTCGAATGCGGCAACAAGGTCACACGTGTGTTTCACGGGCAACAGGTAGCCGTCGGTGCCGGACCAGTCACGCTGCATCGGCCATCTCCTGATTGAGGATGGCCTGCTCGATGAGTTCGATGACATCCGCGTGAGTGGTCCCGGCCCGGTCATTCCAGAGCGGAATGCTATAGGTTGGCAGCAGTTCTCTGAATCGATCGCACAGTTGCGCCTGCAGGAAGGGGTCGTCGGTCACGGCTATGATGGCGCCGAGAATGCAGTAGCTGCCACAGCCCTGATCTCGTGGGCGGTGGCGCAGGCCCTGAGTCCAATTCTCCGGGTCATGGAGAAGGTTTTTGATCTTGTGCAACGCCATGAGTTGCGGGCTCAATGGGCGCATAGGTGACCTCCCTAAACGCAAAACGCCCGCGCGAGTTTCCTCGTGCAGGCGTGCAAATCAAGTTTCTATTTCGACATACGCCTCTTCCCCAACCTAGTCAACCATGCATATTCAGGATGGTGGTACCTACCTCCATCATCCATGTCTGGATGGGGCACCTTTTCGGGGACATTAATTCCCAAACTCGCCAAGGCGGCCTCGATGATCTTCTGGGCTTCCTCGCCATCAAAACAGTATGTTTCCCCAGCCAACCGACGCGCGTTGTTTCTGAGTTTCCTGTGAATAAGCGCCTCTACTTCTATTGCCTGAGCTTCTGGCAACCAAAAACAAGCCAATAACCGAATTGTTTGGGGTTGACCTACTTGCAGCGTACCAACCCTTTTATTTGGCTTCCGACTAAGCCCTATTTTTGTAATTCCGTCTTTTATTTCAACTATATAAATAGCTGCCTGCCCATCTTTCCCAACCCGATCAGACGGACGATGCAGTGATCCGTTAGGAAATCGCTGGCCATTTTTTCTCTTTCGCCCCGCCCTCAATTTCGTACTCCATGAGTTTTTTTTGCAAGCCCATAGTGTTGCACTAGTGCAGTCAACCCCCACCGCAGGGATGACAACCAACGGCATCTCTGGTCATGGATTGCCACGCGATTGACTTCCATGATCGCAGTGTGTCCCGCCGGCCACATCGCTTCATACGCCGCATTGTAGCGATTGCGGCGCTCTAGGGCCGTTTCCTCCGAAACCTCGGGTTTCCAGCCGCCGCCACATAAACCTCGCGGTGGGTTTATTGTGGACAAGTAAGCCCCCACGGTATGCGCCCAATCCCGGCCGGCAAGATATTGGTTTTCCGTGATTAACCCCCGCAAACACATCCGGCCGAGGACGGATTCGGCCTTCTGGTCCAGCCGCACCTCCTCGCACAGGTCGCGTCTATGCGGCATGGCCGCCGCTATGGCCTTGGGACTAAGCCGGTCCACAACAACCAGCCTCCCGTTCTTGCGTTGCCCGCCCCTGCGCTTGCGTCCGGTTCGCATCAGCCCTCATGCGCGTTTTGCCAACGAAATGACGACTTTGGACTTTTTCCCGCGTGGGAAAAAAGGCCGCGGGGTGATGCCATCTTTCATGCGATCTTTAAACGGAACATAGTTGGCTGGCACTTCTGCAGCCCTAACCGCCGCACGGGTATGTTCTGCATTCCGTGGGACCAGTGGTGTCCGTCTCATGTCAGCCCTCATATTGAAGCTCACGCCCATCCTCGAACGGTCCAAATGGCCGCCCGTGCTTCGCAGTCATCGTTTCAAACGACTGTTCCGCTGAAAATTTTGGGCCAGATAACCGAGGCAAAGGCGGCGGCATTTTGGAATATTTTCGGATTTTTTCTCGGTGAATTGCCTCAGCTTCACAAGCCTCAACGACCTCGGCCGGTGCCGGCGGCCACTTCAGACGCCGCTGAATCCCCGTCTTCGGGTCCGTCACATACTCCACGATCTCCGGATCGTACTGCTCCAGGATTGCCCCCATAGTCGCCACAAACCCCGTTGGGTTGTGGTAATCGGCCTTTCGGTAAGCCGACATCAGCAGTTCCACGCGGCCCAACACCCATACGCTGTCGGATTTCGGTGAAAGCTTCGGCGAGACCTGATTTTTCGACTCGACCGTGAAGTGTTCCATTGGATTTTCCTTGGAAAGGCGATGATTTCCAGTTTTCCCATGCCGCATCCCAGTTGGCGTAACGCCGGTCATGGGCTCGAGCAGAGTTGCAAAACCTCTCGAATTCCGGTCTTTCTTCCGTCGAAAGTCCCTTCTTTGGCTCAAAGTTTTCAGGTAGCGGGACTTTCGATGATGGCTTTCTGCCACGTTTGGATTTTTGCACATCGGCCGCGTTAGCGGCCTCTATGTTTTTCTTTCTTTCTGTATCTGTATTCTGTTCTCTGTCTCTGGGAACAGTAACTGTTACGCCACCGTTACGGTACCTGTTACGGTAGTTACGCATACGTTCTGCTGCTGTTGGATCTGTAACGTCACTCTTGAACTGTCGCGTATCCCAATTGTGCGGCCTTAACACCCCATCAAACTCATCCAAAAGCCCCCGCGTAACTAGTTCTTCCAAGGCCGCCCCAATCTTCGCCTCCGTGGTCCGCAGTTTGAAACAAAGGGTTTCGATCGGCGGTAACCGGCCTCCGTGCGCGGACGCAAGACACATCAAGTTAAACCACATCTTGAACAGTGGAGGCGCCAATAGCTGGACTTTTGGGTCGTCTACTGCCTCATCATATGCGCGCCACCAACGATTGCTCATGCCATTGACTTTCCTTAATCCCTTGCTATCTCACGCACCGTTCTGGTTTGCCCCAGACACTAACTCCACTACTGGTGGCCCCCGGCTGCGTAGAACCCGTAGGTTCGAGCCGGGGGTTCTTTTCGTGCTGTCCCGCCCAGGCCCGCCGTTTATGGGCAGGACACCACGGTTGCCCCCTCACCACATCCGCAGTCGGGCTACCGCAGTAAAACATCGCCGCGCCGCCCCCCACCGGCCACCGGCAATGCCAGTTTTCCAGCTCCCAGATCGTCCGCCTTTGCTCGGGCGGGATGTCCAGGTCAGACCGCGGTGTGGGCGGCGGCAGTTCGGGTTCCCGTGGCACCATCGGTTCGGAGTCCACGGCCCGCACCACCTTGCGGCCCTTCCTTACCCGTCGCGGTCTTGAAGGCTTCACGCCCGGCCTTGCTCCCCCCCGCAATCCCATGCGTTCCTTCTTTCCACAGATCATGTTGCGGGTGACGTTCAAGCGCAGTTCTTTGGTCAACATCTCGGCGATCACCAGCGCCGACAGCCCCTCATCGTGGAGCTGCCGCAACCGCGCTAATTGCTCGTCTGTCCAGTCCATAACCTGAAACCTGTTGCGGCGGCCGGTGCCGGTGTCGTCCGATGATGTTGCCCTTGGCGTCGGTGTGGTGGGTTGCCCGTCTGTCACCTCGAGCCCTCGCTTTGCAGACAATGATGGAAACGCGGTTGCGGCTGATGCCGATGGCGGCGGCGATACTCTGACAACTCTCGCCAAGCCACCATCGGGTCAGCACTTCAGACCGCATACCCGCGGTTACACTCCACGCCACGCGCATCACGCCTCCACACAACAGAAACTAGCCGCCGGCTTTCACCAGCCTTTCAAACACCACGCGCATCGCCTCAATGAGCGTGGCCGACGATGTCCTCGATGATTGCAACGACAAGGGCGGCGAGCGCGGCACCGCTGGCCTCATGAACGCCAGCAAGCGTCCGTTCGGCGGTTCGCTGACTGATTCCGGCGCGTGCTGCCAATTCCGGCGCCGCCTTGTGGGGCCAACAAACGACAGCGTAAGCCTTGAACCGACACTTTCGTCGGTGCTCCGTCCGTTGTGTCGGTCGATTTGGGATAGGCGCACGTCGGTATTCCTGCGAAGCTACGTGCAGCATGGAACGCACTCCTCACGCAGACAGAACTAGGCAAGTCGAGGTCGCTAGTGCGGGCAGCGCCGGGTCATGTCCGCGCCTCTGAGGCTGCTAGCTCGGCAAGCAATTCCGCAGTGACGCCGGCTTCGCGGGCACGCTCAGTGCGCAAGATAGGCGCCCACCACTCGGCGGGAATGTTGTTGCGCTGCGGCCACTTACGGGCTGCTGAAATGCCGACGCCAATTTCAGCCGCCAGAGCGTCAGGCGAACCCCAAAGCGCAACGATTTCGCGAAAACTGGAAACCATGCCCCATGTTAGGACATTCGGTCCTAAATTGCAAGGGCAAACTGTCCCGTGAACGGGCAAGCTGTTCGGGACAAAGTGTCCCGATGTCAAAAGACCCCGCGATCAGCGCCTATAAACGCGAGTTCACGACCAGAATCCGACGAGCGCGGGAAGCGCGCGGTTGGAAACAGCAGGAAATGGCCGATTTTTTGGACATACGGCAGGACAAATACAAGCAATACGAGCGGCGGTCGTTCATGCCCCATTATTTATTGCCGAAGTTCTGCAAATTATGCGCAATCGACCTCCTATGGCTGTTTACAGGCCACGGGCACGGCCCACCGGAGGTCCACATGCTGGGAAAACTGAAACAGGCTACCGGAAGGCGGGCCAAGCGTCCCAGCGCATAGGCGGGCTTCCCAGCGGGTTTTAGCCGTACTTAGAAAATAGGACAAATGGTCCTTGACTTGAAGGACGAATTGTCCTAAGGTGTCCCCATCAACAGGGGGACCAAATGAAGCCGCACTCATTCCAATCATCCGCCGCTCCCCAAGCTACCGCTTCCGGTGATAGCGCCCCGGTGACGGGAAATCGCACACCCGACCCGATTGCCGGGGCGCTTCCTGTCGGCACCCGCGTGATGATGCACAGCCGCGACAACACGCGGGTCTGGCGCGGCTACGTCATGCCGTCAGTCACCAGCACACCAGCGGATTCTGTGAGGGTATTTTGGGATGACGACTGGGTGAGCACCGCCCCCATCAACCGGTTGGAGGAAGTGTCATGACCGACATCATCACCCGATACGACCCACCGCCGATTCCCGACCGGCAATTTGATTGGCAAGCCTACCACAAGGCCGACCACGACAATTACGACGGGCAGACCAACTTCCGCGCCGGCTGGGGCCGCACCGAGGCCGAAGCCATTGCCGACCTCGCGCGCCTCGATGAGGAGCTCGCCGATTGGGAGGAAAGCCGTCATGAACTGGATGATTGAGCGGCAGTACGATTGGTTCCGCGTCCTCGCGTGGCTCGGCCTTTGCGTAGTGCTGGCACTGTCGATGATTGTCGTCGCCAGCGCACAGACAATCGCGGTTTGTGATTTCGACGCCATCACCCACGGGCTGCTCAAGCCCGAGGACTACGGACTGAAGTTAAAGCGGCAATACTACGACGACCGCGCCCGCGTCTGGATCGCGGAATATGAGAATGACACCGGGGCGCTGGTGATCGTCCGGCAAAGCCTTTCCGAAGCTTTTTGGACAGAAGCTAACCAGTAACCCAGGAGGAGGAGACTATGAACGTCGCAGTTTTACGTAAGACCGAAGTGGCGCGGCCACTCAAGACGCTGATCCCACTCATCCAGGGGGAACTACAGCAGGGAAACACGGCCGGTCGCGAGCATTTCACTCAAGCCGGGAGACTGCTGAACGAGGCCAAGGAACAAGTCCCGCATGGCAGGTGGGGCACATGGCTAACCAACAACTTCGATTTAAGCCGGAGGACAGCGCAAGACTACATGCGATGGGCGCGTGAGCGCGACCAAAAACGCACCGGCGGTGCGCAAGTGTCCTCAAGCCTGCGCGAGATGCGCGGAGATACCGAACGCGAGCGGGAACATCGCGGGTCTAAACAGCAACAGGCCTTCCGCCGCGTGCTGCGCGATGTGGCGAGTGAGGCGTTCGTACAAGATCGCCAAGCCAAGGAGGACGAAGTCAAGCTGCATCGCGATCTCGCCGAGGAGCTAGTTGATATCGGATACCGCGCATTGGCAACCAAACTGCACCCAGATCGCGGCGGGTCGCAGATTGCAATGACGCGGCTTAATCGTGTCCGCGATGAACTCAAGGCAATCGCCCAACAGAGGAGGTTTATCTAAATGAACACGTCACTCGCCAAGAAACCCGCATCGTTCATGCGGCAACACACGCAGCAGGTGAGAGATCACAGTGCAGCAATGGCCCGCCTGACCGACCAATACGTGGCGTCTCTCAAGCGGGCGGAAGCGAACTACTTCGATGGCGTGAAGCGCATCACCGATGCCATCACACAAGAAACCCAACCCAGTGCGACCGGCGGCGGTGATGGCGCGCAAGAGTCGGCCGCTCCCAGTCAACAGTAAGGGCAAGGAAGCGAAGCGCAAATGCTTCGCATCCACCTTAACCCAGGAGGACATCATGTCTATCGCCGACCAATTCGGACTTAGCCCCAAGCGCCGCAAGCAGAACGGCGACCCGCCCATGCTGCCCGCCGTCGCCCGCCCGCTCGATTCGCTCGACGTGCTAGGCGAGGACGCCCAGCGATATTTCGCGCGAGTCGAACAGCAGCGGATCGCCGGCGAGCAGATGGCCATCGAGATTGAGCGGCTGACCAAGGTGAACATGCGGCTCGAAGCGGAAGCCGACGTTCGCGACGTAGCCCTGTCGGCCGTCACCGCAGAGCGCGACCAACTCCTGCATCGGGTGGCCGAGCTCGACACCGAAATGGGCGTCATCGCCACGCTGATCGTCAACTGGGGCGACAAGGTCCGCGCCAGCATGAAGAAGCCGGCGCCGGTCGTTGACATGGATGCGATGCAGGCGGCAATCGCCGAGGACAATGGTTGAACTCGTGATTGCCATAGCCCTGGTGATAGGCGCGATCATCTGGGGCGTGGCGAGGATACTGATGGCCTTGGAAGGCAAGCAGACTGAACGGGACTTTGGCCGCTATGACTGAGGAGCAGAAATGAACACCGTCACAACCCGCAACGGCAATGGCCCGGCGGCAGCTATTGAAAACGTCGTCATCCGCGGCGACCTGTCCAAGCTCACGGAGGCCGAACGCACGACGTACTATATGGCCGTGTGCAAGTCGGTAGGCTTGAACCCGCTGACCAAGCCGATGGAATACATCACGCTGAATGGGAAGCTGACGCTGTATGCGCTGCGTAACTGTACCGATCAGCTTCGCGCCATTCACAAAATCTCCGTGGCCGACATGACGGAGACGGAGCGTGACGGTGTTTACATCGTCACCTGCAAGGTCAGCAACGCGGAGGGCCGAACCGACATCTCCAAGGGCGCGGTGAACATTGAGAAACTACGTGGCGAGGCTTTAGCAAATGCGCTGATGAAGGCGGAAACCAAAGCGAAACGCCGTGCGACCTTGAGCATTTGCGGCTTGTCGTTGCTGGATGAAACCGAGGTCGAAGACATACCCGCATCTGTGCGCCAGAACCCTCATATCACGCGGCCGTCCGATGTTGCCGAGATGACCGCCGAGGAGATTGCCGCCGTGACAGATGACATCCCGCCCGGCAAGCAGCCGGTCAGAAAGTTGTTAGTCGCAGAGCAGCGCCCTTTGTTCGACGCCAAGCTAAAGGAAATGGAGGCCACCGGAACCCCCGAGGAATTGAACGCATGGGGGGTGACCAACGCCGACGAGGTGGCAAAGTTCAAGGCGGACTGGCAGCAGATTTTCCGGGACTGTTACAAGGCCCACATGGCCAGCCTGCGCAACAAGCCAGCCGACGACCCGGCCGTGCTGGCCGAGCGCATCCTGGCTGCGGTGAGCGACCCGTCACTGCTAGATCCGACGTGGGATTACCAACTGGAGCCGATGTTCGCGGACCTGTCGGCGGCCAAGCAAGAGGAAGTCATGGGCATCTACCGCAAGCACGAGAAGCGGCTATCGCCATGACCACCGTTAAGTTCGACGCCATCAAGATAGGCTACAAACAGGACAAAGAGGGCTTTGTGGTTGCTCTCCGAATCCACCCAAATGACGATCACCAAGCTATTGCCAACGCCGCGCTTGGCTCGCAGTGGCATATTGACGGCGTCGAGCTGAACGAGGATGGAAACGCAGAGACACCCGCGCCGGTCGAACAAGCGGCGCGGGCCAATCGCCTGACACAACAGGCCGCTATCGCGTGCAAGCAACCGAAGTTTCAGACGTGGGTCAAGCAGTGCCTCGACCCAAATCATGAAGGCGGGCTCGAGCGTACCGAAGCCCTCATCCGCGAGTATTGCGGCGTGAAGTCACGTTCTGAAATTCTGCCGGGCACTGAGGCCGCCCAGCGGTGGGACAGGCTCTACTCCCGCTATGTCGCATGGGATCTGGTGGAATGACGCCCACAGAGATTGAGACCCTACCAATGCTCACCAGGGCGCAGGCTGTAGACTTCCTGCAGGGCCGGGGCTTCCCGGTCACTCTGTACGCCATGAACCACTATGCGAGATCCGATGACGGCCCCGTTCCGTGCGCCAGGTGGGGCAAGCGAT